TTTTGAACCTGCGAATGTCCTGTCAGCAAACTGTCAAGCTGAGAGGCGATATCGCGCACGTCTTTGGCAGTGCCTATGGCTGACTTGATGCCATCAACACTAGCTTTGACCAGCGCAATCCCGGCCAGAGCTGTACTGATCGGTTCCACTACCCCCTCATCAAGACAGTCAACAGCAGCACAATGGTCGTGCCGGCACTGCCTACTAAAACAGCTTCCAGGCGCTTCACCCGGCTTAATAGCTCGGTGAACCGCTCCTGGCTCAAAGCTGTCAGCGTGTCCAGTTCAGCCTTGACGGAAACGACGGTAGGCTTGCTCACTTCTTTTTACCTTTCGCCTTCTTAGCCGGCGCTTTCTTTGCGCCCTTTGGAGCTGGTGCCGACTTGGGTTTCAGCTTTGGGTTAAGGTCATACAGGTGGGGCATAAAGGTTCTCCCAATCTTGTGCAATATCTGTTTCAAGCGTTTGATCATTGTACATCTTACCTAAAAAAAACGAGGTTCACGACGGTTTGGTCGGCCAAGTGACAGACGCGGGGAATCCAGCTTGTGCCGGGACATCACGCAGCGCCTGCCGGTAAGCAGCCATTTCAGCCGAAAGCGTTGTGTCAGACAATGCAAGATAGTCTGTTTCAAACAGCAGCTTGTCGCGCTCCTGGCGCACGTTGCGCTGTTGAATTGACAGTTCATAGTTTTTGACTTGCCACCTTTGCGTCCACTGCCCATCAACGAGCGTTGGCGTTGCTTCCTCAACGTATGAAATCAAACCATCAAATTCAGGCAAATCAGACTGCGTTACCGGATACATCTTATAGCCCTGAAGCAATGCATCAGTCGTCGTTGCCGGGAAGCTAGTGCTGGGATTGTCAGACTTTAAATCAGCGACTGTGTAAGGGTAGGCTGCAACCGCACCGTCCACTATTTTTGCGTACATTTTTGGTTCCTCTAAGTGGCGAACATATCAATTGCTGGACGATAGCTTTGTTGGTAACTGGTCGAGTCAGTTACTGTGTAGGTTCCTGCCGCGTCTGACCAATTATAGTAAAGGCGGCCTGAAGTAACTCGGGTGGTTGTACCTCTTGCGTTCCAGTTGGTTGGGACTTGACCCCATGCAAAGATAAAACCTATTGCATCGGTGCCGTTCCAGGTAAAGGAATTATCCAACGTCATTTCGTGCATGCCAGTGCCTGGACTATAAGCGTCATAGTTGTGCTGCGCTTTCACGTCTGTAACATTTCTACTAGATAGGCCGCCAAGGTTTGTTGGATTTGTTTGATTGGTGGCAGTGCCTTGCCAAATGTGAAACATACGGATGGCGTAATTAGGGAAAGGCATCCGGTTCTGGAGTGGCGTTTGCGTGACGTTCCACCGGAGTTTGGTGATGACATCGTTTGAGCTAAGACCGAAATTTGTCAATTCTGATGAGGTATATGTGAAGGCTAATATAGCCCGGCGGTAATACGTGTTAACTAGCCCAGGCGAAACTGTGTTCAAGGCGGCCGACGCTCCACTTGTATAGCCATAATAAGCCCCGGTGCCGCCACCACCGCCACCACCGCCGCCACCGCCAGCGCCTTGGCCTGATAGTAGTATTTTCTTGCTCAACATCAGCTTGCGACCGCTCCGTAGAGCTGGCCCTGGTGCCACAAAACTACAGTGGTGTAACCGCTCGTCGCTAGGGTCGGCGCAGAGCCTGAAGCCCACGTCATTGTGGGCCAAGTGACAGTGTAGGCCGCGCCATCGTCAATCATC